CAAATCTATATGAAAGGAGGCCATTCATTATGCCTAAAAATAATGAAACTAAGTTTGAAGATTACTTTAATCTTCCGAATCCTGGCTTACGGTCTTATTTTGACATAGTCAGAAAAGGACAACCGGATGAGTACAGAACCACCTTTGCCAGAGGGTGCTCAGTTGAAAGTGTTCTGAAAGATTGGAGTTCCACACTTGAATCGATCACTGACAAGTGGCCGACTCTTGTGGAATTTGAGAATGACCTGCGGGCTAAGGTCGGACCTATGTCTATCATGAAGCCATTGTCTGAAAGGCTTGAAGACATAGATCATTACTATGATGACATTCTCCTGTCATCGAAGCCTGTATCTGACTCTGCTATTCGTGCAGTAGTGCAAGAATTTAAGCAGATCAAAGGTCTACGAGTTCGTAGTCAACAGACCACAGTTGACCTTATGAAGAAGTCAACGAACTCGGGCTCTCCCTACTTCACAAAGCGGAAACTTGTAGTTGGGAAGACAGTGCCCACATTTGTGGTATGCCAAGGTAAGCTTGGTAAAGATGCTGTACTCCAAGCCCTTAATGAAGGGCAAGGTATCCGACGCTTTTGGAAAGCTTGTGCCGTTCTTGGATGGAGAGGACAAGAAGGTGGACCTACAGATGATGACGTTAAACAAAGGGTTGTTTGGATGTTTCCCTTTGCAGTTAACATCTGTGAATTGCAACTCTACCAACCGCTGATTGAATCATGTCAGAGATTCAACCTAGTTCCTGCTTGGGTTAGCATGGAATCAGTCGACCAGCGTATCACTCGCATGTTTGATACAAAGGGTGTGGACGACGCGGTAGTTTGTACAGACTTCTCAAAGTTTGACCAGCACTTCAATGGGGACATGCAGTCATGTGCTAAAACGATCCTAGCACACTTAATGACTGATGATCGGAATGAAGATGAGTGGTTAGACAATGTATTCCCCATTAAGTATGCTATCCCCTTAGCATATGATTATGGTAAAATCCGTGGTGGTAGTCACGGTATGGGAAGTGGTTCTGGTGGCACCAATGCTGACGAGACGTTAGCTCATAGAGCTCTCCAATATGAAGCCGCTCTAGCAAAGAACACCAAACTAAATCCAAATTCACAGTGTCTGGGCGATGACGGAGTTCTGACGTATCCTGGCATAGCTGTGGAGGATGTAGTGCGATCATATACCTCTCATGGGCAGGAGATGAATGAGAGCAAACAGTATGTGAGCAAACAAGACTGCATATATCTTAGACGGTGGCATCACATCAACTATCGTAAGAATGGGATATGTGTGGGTGTCTATTCAACCTATCGCGCTCTTGGTAGGCTGATGGAACAAGAAAGGTTTTATGATCCTGATGTGTGGTCAAAAGAGATGGTTGCTCTGCGTCAACTGTCTATTATAGAGAATGTTAAGTGGCATCCTCTCTGTGCCGAATTCGCAGAATTTTGCATGAAAAGGGATAAATACAGACTAGGACTGGATATCCCAGGATTCTTAGATAATGTTGACAAATTAGCTAAGCAATCTATCGACCTCATGCCTGACTTCTTAGGATATACGAAGAGTATGACTAAGGACCAAACTGGTTTATCTAGTTGGTGGATCGTGAATTATTTAAAGTCAAAGAGATAAAGTCGAGATGGTGCTATAAACCATTGGCCTCCAG